CAGGTCTTTAGACCGGTTGGGGACCCCTGACCCGTTTTGCCGTCCACTGCAAGGCTTGCGTGGACGACTAGACGGTTGGAGGGCCCCCTTCCCCAAAAGTTCAACCTATTTCAAGGTTGAGCTCCACCGCGCTCTCCCAGCGCGGTCCACCACAAAGTGACGCAATGTCACTCGTAGGAGGGATGTAATCCCAAAAGGGAGTAATCCCTTGCTTCGTGTGGTACCGGAAATCGCTCTGCCTGAGCGAGATACGGCAGTCACGAACGCTGCCATGAAGAAACGCTAATAACAATCCTTCTGGATTATAGAATCGTCTCTTCATCTGTCTAGGTACTCGGATCTCGCCCTCCTTAATGGTCAGCCGCTTCGGATTGCCAAGCCTCTTGCTGTAGATAACAGCCTGAGTCTTGGTACATCTTGGAAGCATCTGGCGAACCATCTCGAAAGGAACCCGAATACCAGCATCATGGTTCTCAGCTGGAGGTACGGAAGGTACCGAACTGAGTCCACTAGCCGTCTGATCGTCCTACGCAGGGGAATCCCTGTTTTGGCCGACCATACGTTCAGAGCATTGATAGCAACGTAACGGGATTCAGGTGTTGAGAGTCGTTTAATGTAAACGCCTCTAACATCGTGACCTCGATAGAAGTCACGACCACAAGATTCCCGGAAGGAGCCTTCAATGAAGGACTTGTCGTGGTTAACCTCAAAGCCAAGGAGTCCGAGGAGCCGGATCACACGACGTGCGATCCGCGAGTGACATATGATGTCATCTCCGAAGACGCCCCAATACCCTTCCAGTTCATTAGGCTGGAGAGCGGCAATAGAGGTTCTGTATGGCCGAACGGGGTTTCCCCCGAACGACTTAATACAGGCGACAACGACACAGGAAAACACAAGGGTTTCCAAGGGAAAGGTAAAACCATTTCCCATAGTACTAACCATGTGTAAATCCAGCAGCTCGCCAGCAAGATCCCCTTGCGGGGAACGAAGGAACCTTAAGAGCTCGAAAGTACGAGCCGGTAAGGCCCATGCTAGCATGGGTAAGCCCAATGAGTCAGAAGCATTGCTTAGATCTAGAGTTACTAGATCGTCGGTCACGCTTCCGAAACAAGCGGCCTCCTGATTGATCTGCGACTGGGAAGTTATATCGAGTCCAAAGAAGGACACGAGTCTTTCCTCGAGCAGCCGGCCGAGCCCAAGCTGATAGAACATATTCAGCGAGGGTTCAATGGCAATCAATCGGGACGTAGAGTCGTCCTTAGGAACGAAGCAGAACCTACTACCTGGAACCAATGTCGCTGGTCCATACAGCGCCGCGCGGTTGGATTCCGCGGAGCACCACGTAGCCAGCTGATCATTTGCTGTGGCGTTACTATATGCCACTTCGAGTGACCTTCTAACGCACGTGAGGGGAGAGTCAAAGAACTTCGTATAGAAGTCCTCTCCTCTAGCTCCCACCGCCACACCAGGTCCACAACGCCCGCGATCAAAGAGATCGTTGACGTGGAAGACAAGGTTATGACCCTCGGGATAGAAGAACTTGTAGAGCAAGCTTTTAAACTCACCCATAAGTTCCTCGTCGAGGCTAGTGTTAGGACAATAGGTCCAAGTCCGACAACGCTCATTCGAGCGAAGGAACTTCTCCCGTGCCACCGCGTCTCCCTCCTTCGTCGTCCCTCTAGAGCTCGTTCTGAGCTTCTTATAGAAGGACTTCGTCAGAGAGATCGCGGCGACTTCGGTTGGACTTAGGTCCGGCCCCCATCCATCACCGGGTTTGAAGCCGGTAGGAAGGTAAGGCCCAAGATCATCGATCAGGTCGGAAAAGAGCACATCTGACATTGCCATGAGGGGCTCCTAGTCCACAACTATCACTGTTATCACAAGCCGAGGAGTATCATCTCCAACAGACGGAAGGCAGAATGCCGACTATCTGTATCTGTGACAATTACGACACAGACGGCCACGGCAGCTGCTAACAAGAGTTTCCTCTTGGGCAGCTTTATGCGACTCATCACGGAGTGACCTAGCCAAAGGCTAGATCACACCCGTAACGATCGCATCGCCGAGCTGATCGCTCTGCTCCCAAAGAGCGCCGATCAGTAGCGATAACGCGGCCCGGACGCTCTCGGGATCAGCTGAGTCGGCACCTGCCGGCACAGCGATTTCCAACTTGCCAAGCATTACCTGCTTGGGTTGGCCCGATAGGACATCTACGCCCTTACGGACGGAGACAGTCCAAACGTTCTTCGGGACGGATGGTAGTTGCCCGTTTGCTAGCAACGCGGGAAGAGTTTTGAGGCTCTTCGGACGCGTGCATAGCAAGGTAAACGGGTTGGACGGAGAGCTGACCTCGACACCCGTCTGGGTGCCCCCGAGCGCTGTTACGGCTCGGGCCACACCGTTCACGTCTGGGGCGACATCGGTCGCCAACGTGTAGGTGGGGGATGTCAGGCCGGTGGCTGGTGCGCCGGTACACGGAGAAGCAGGTGCCCATGTCATATGGGTTTACCTCCTGTCCTTGGTGGACTACTGCAATTTCCTTCTAGGTGCACAAGAGCGATGGTTAGGCGAACAAACATAATAGTGACAAACTGGTCAGCCATTTCGTCGAACGAGAGGTCACTCAAGAGATCCCATTTGACATCTCCGAGGGTCGCCAGAAAGCGATTACCTCGGTCGACATCAAGAAGGGATAACTCTCGGGTCCTACCGTACGCGATTCGGATTGCACAGAGTGCCATCTTTTTGTAAGTAAGCCTATACCGCTCTATAGCACCTTTAACCCTCTCATCCGAGGCTGCTATCGTGTTGTCTCCCACCATTCTATTGGCGGTATACATACCGATAGCCGCGATGAGTTCATAACGCTCATCATCGATCGGAAAGAGAGAGAAGAGGTTATCGCAGGTAACGGTCACGAGATCTTTGATCTTCGTCATCGTAGTCTCCTTGAGGAACTTAGTTGCCATAGACCCATTTACGGTCGGAATTACGACTCACAACCAAAGCAGCTATATTCAGCCACTTCAGGCTCCAGTTGCCCGGAATCTCGAAAGATAGGTCGGGGACGATAGTCCCCATATGTACCTGTCTAGAGACGTGAGTTTTGGTTCCGACGAACTTTGCCGGAGCGAAGGCAACGCTTGTGACGTTTCCTGAAGGAGGATTACCCTCCGACCAGGATGTTCGCGTATAGGTGCGCCGCGAGGTGAAATTACACCATGCTAAGCGTATACCCATCTGCGAATAGCCTCTGATTACATCACCAACGTTGGTGAAGTAATCGATCAAGAACGAGTAAGGTATAAGTTCCCAAACGGTGGGCACGAAGCTAGCTAGGTCGAAACCTATTAGCTCCGGGTCCATTTCGTGAGGGTCCTTAGCTTCTACTCGCATGGCACCTCTGTAGATAACCGAAACGGTTCCTACAACACGCGATTGAGTCTTCCAGGAGGTGTTACCTATGGTAAAACCCTCTGGGGACTCGAGGATGGACTCCGTTGGGATATCTTTAGCCGTACCGGTTACCCGGCACGTCTGGATACCCCTCTTTCTCTTGAACTCTTGGAGGGCCTCATAGCCCCCCTTGACATCCGAGAGAAACGGTCTCCATCCAAATTGCGCTTCAAGCCATGCATCCGCGAGGTTTTGCGCGATTTGAGATTCGCGCACGGCTTGCCTAAAACGACCCCGGCGTATTGCTCTCGCAATATCGCTAAAGTCGTCGACGGCTCGCCGCAAACCTTGGGCGGGATTCTTGAACATACGTAAGGTTTGGCCAATCTCTCCAAGGAAAATCCCTCCTTCAAAGGAGGTTTTAACCGAGCGAATAGACTGGTTAAGCCTTCCGAGCGCTACGGCATTGGCTTTGGACGCATCTAGACCTTCGGGATTCTGAGACGGCAAACTACAATTTATATTGTGGCTGCCTGACAAGTACTCGCGACCGGGCTTGCCAAGTCTTGTATAAGAGATGGTAGCCTGCCCATTTGTAAGATGGGCTTGGGAACGAGTCCCCGTAAGCGACGTAGTGGCATCGCTGCCAATGCGAAGCTTCTCGCGCCAGTCCGGAACATTAGCTCCGTACATGACGCTGTCAGTCCACGATGTGGTATTGACAAACGGCCCAGAGAGATATATCTGCGGTGTATCCGGGTAAGGGTACACACGCCGAAGTTCCCACTGGGTTACGTTCGAGTTAAACGAGGATTTACTAGTCATTGTCTCAGGCCTCTAGGTAAAGATGGATACAAATGTGCGATAGGGATCACAAAGACCCTAGAACACTGGTGCGGAGCTTTGTTGGACTTACAATCCAACGGGGCTCCG